CCTGCGCCGGCACAAGCTGCGGGACGCAGTGATTGCGCTGGTGACCCCAGAGCTTCGCCGGCAGCAGCGTCGACTGGCTGACGCGCGCACGGAGCTGGGCCTGGCCGAGGTGTGCATGGGTTGGGCCGGTGCAGTGACGGCCGAGCAGCGGGCCGAGCGCGACCGGGCGGCGCACCGGCTGGGCCAGATCAAGGCACAGTGCTGGCCGATGAGCACGCTGGAGTCGCTGCCGAGCCTGGCCGGCGCCGTGATCAACGAGATCGCCACCAGGCCGCATTGCCATTCCTGCGAGGGCCGCGGGGAAACGACCGCCGGGGATCTTCGCGTGGTCTGCAAGGTGTGCAGCGGGTCAGGCCTGGGCGGCGTCAGCGACCGGCGCCGCGCTGGTGCGATCGGCCGTGACGAAGCCGCCTACCGCAGGGCGTGGAAACCGGTGTACGAGT